CTAATCGGTAAATTTTAACTCATGGCAAATCAAAAACAATTTGAACACAAAAGAAAATTTGATAAAATGATAAAATTATTTAAATCTATTTGTGATTTAGAAATTATCGTCACACCAGTAGACACAAAACGGGAACAATTGATTATAAATTTAAGTATGAAGAAAGATGATTTTAAAATAGATTATTTTGATTTTATACATTCAAAAAAGAATCTTATCGAGTCATTAACTGGATGGAATTGGAAAGACATTGACAAAATTAGTTCATGTCTTTTGAATTATAAGGACTGGATGGAAGAGACAAAATTTATGTCCGCTAAAAGTTTCGGATTAATTCCGATGAATGGTAAAATCTACTTGTTGAGTGAATAAATAAAAATAAAACCTAATTAATTAAATATTAACCCTCTTAATTGAGGGTTTTTTTGTACCCTATATTTTGTTAAATGGTTGTAAATCAATAGAGAATAATTAAAAAGAGGGTTAAAAGTTAGCTTCCTATCCTCTCACACGCATTTTAAGGCACATTTAAGCGCACTTCTACACTTCAATAAGGGTAAGATACAATCGAGATGATTTTAAAGCGTCTCAGGGCTTATTTCAGGGTACTCTGCCTAGGTTTAACTTACTAGAGTATATTAGCCTACACTCTACACAAACAACAATCTCCAACTGCCACTTGGATTAGTCAGATACTTGTATTATATTGCAACGACTATGGCAAGAAAGCGCAAAGAGATGTTTATCGGAATCTACAGGAGCGACCAATGGAAGTGTTGTTCATGGTGCTTAGAGAACAATATAAAGGTGTCTTTAGTGCCGAAAAGATACAACCAAGAAGATTACCAAGTCGAAGTAAATTTATTTGGCGATATAACTAAAAGCGATATAAGATACTCACTTGAAGGTGCACAAATGAAATATTGGGAGTTATATTGCTTTCTCCATGACAAATACAATCAAGATTCTCCACATGACTAATTGGCACTAATATATATATAGTTATTTTTTTATCATGTTATATGGCAAGGTATATAGTAACACTGTATATTACATTGTAACTATGTGTGTATACAGAGTTACGTTATATAATGTAACACTATAGATATATAACTATATATATTAATATGCCATTTAGACAGTTGGAATAAACGTAAGGTACATTTTGTTAAATTTTAGTTACTATATATATGAGGAAACAGATAGAGTTAGAAGTTCCTACCACCTTAAACGATATTACTCTAGGGCAATATCAAAAGTACATTAAGGTATCAGATGAAAATAAGGGAGCAGATGAATTTCTAAATAAGAAGCTCATTGAAATATTCTGTAACATTACATTGCGTGATGTACACCAGATTCCGATGGTAGAAGCGGAGAAAGTAATCTCTATTCTCGGCAAGGCATTTGAGGAAAACCCTAAGTTAATTAGGCACTTCAAATTACTTGAAGTAGAGATGGGGTTTATACCGAAGCTTGACGATATCTCACTTGGAGAATACATAGACTTAGAAAATACTATTTCTGATTGGCAACAGATGCATAAAGCTATGGCGGTGCTTTTCAGACCAGTTAATTTCAAATCTAAGGATAAGTATACCATTGCTCCTTACTCTCCAAATGAGGACATTCAGAATCTCATGAAAGAGATGCCAATGGATGTTGTAATGGGAGCGATGGTTTTTTTTTACGCTTTAGGGAAGGAGCTGTCTCTAGCTACCCTGAATTATATGGAGGCGGAGATGAAGAAGGGCAAGACCTCTCCCCTCAAGGAAACTTTGGAGCAAAGTGGGGTTGGTATCAGTCAATTTACGCACTTGCTAAAGGAGATGTCCTCAAGTTCGATGAAGTTACATCACAAGGACTATTTAAGTGTTTAAACTATTTAGTGTTTGAAAAGGAAAAGAATCAGTTGGAAGCTCAGATGATTAAAAAAGCTTATAAGAAATAATGAAGACATATTATAACCTTATTGACAATATCTACAATTATTTAATTGGCAACAATAGTATCAATACCGTAACATTCGGTGATATCATGGAGGTAGACTTGTCTAAACAGACAATATTCCCACTTGCCCATGTTAATGTAAACGATGTTACTTTCGATGAATTCAAGATGACCTTTTCGATGAATGTTATAGTGATGGATATTGTAGATGAAGATAAAGACGATAAACAAGAGGTGGCAAAACCTCACTTGGGATTGGATAACAAACAAGATATTCTTAATTCAATGCTTACTGTTGTTAATGGATTGCAAAGCTCACTTCGTAGAGGTGGCATGGAAACGAATGACTTTGAACTTAATGAAGCTGCAACTGCGAGTTTGTTCGAGGATAGGTTCGAGAATCTGCTCACTGGTTGGTCAATGGTTATCAATATAGAAGTCCCCAATAATGATATGGCACTAATTAACGCTGATGGTACATCATGTCTATAAGTAGATTGAAATTACAGAATACAGAAAACTATATGATTGGATTCTCCAACCGTTTAGTAAAGCTGCTTAAAATAGAAATAGAAAAAAATAGAACCAGAAATTACAACGGTAGAACGGTAAGTGCGCCAATAGATGATACTGGAAGCCTAAAAGATAGTCTTAAAGTCCAAATGGGTAAATCTAAGATGAGTATTGTAGGTAATAGCTACGGAGAAAAATTAGATGAAGGTGGATTGGTTAATGCAAAAGTATCTGATATAATTAAATGGATTAAGAGAAAGCCTGTTAAGATTACTGATGCCAGAGGTGGACTTGTTACTGCTGACGATTACAGAATAAATAAGTTAGCAAATAACATCGTTAGGAAATTAAACGGAAATACGGGTAGTGGAATAAAAGCAACTAATTTCATAGGGGATGCAATAGATATAGCGATGCAACAAATAGCAACTATCGCTGACCCAGTAGAAAAAGATATATACCTCAACTTAGATGAAATATTTAAAAGAGCAGGTTACACTAAAAAAGGAGACGATTATATAATAGAATAATTATGGCAACATCAACAGGCGAAGTAGAAAAAATAAACGTTAGGAGTCCATTTTATCTAACAGTGGATTCAGAGGGTGCGCCACCAGATTATACGCCCCCTGCAACCTTAACTCAACCATTAGGGTGCGGAGGACAAATTAATATAGGGGAGGATGTAGGTATTCGAGTATACGAGGTAGATGTAACTAATAGAAGTGGTTCTTTCACTATAAATTTCACCATCAACATCCCTATAAAAATTACATACCAATTAACAGAAGATTCATCTCCAACAGTTGTAGGATACAAGGGTAACAATCAATATGAGCAAGAACTTCTTGACATGGGAATCTCTGCTTCTGAATTAACTGGATTGAGTAGCGGAACAGCACAAGGTGGAATTCCAATTACAAGAAGTACAGATTCAGCTTCTACACTTACTATAACAATAGAAGCTCCTCTGGCTACTGATGATTATCAGTTGATAATGGGTTGCCCTGACCAGACTGCAGCACCATCATCCACATTTTCATTGCCTAGTTCAATACCTACTAATACTAATTTGTTAGATGGCTCACAAACTCTTGGGATAGTCTTTTCTCATAATTACACACACAGTTTCCTATCATCAGTATCTTTAAAGGTTTATATTAGTGGCTCTCTTGTAGAGACCATTAGCCCTGCTTCACTTGACATGGGAGGTGGCGATAATCCAACAATCATATTTAGTAATATCTCTGGATTAGATTGGGCTACAGGTTCTTTCCCTGACAATCCCAATTTTCAGACTCCACTAATTATAGATAATTCATCATTTATCTCTGGTGATAATAAGATAGAATTAGAGTTTAACTGGGATACGAGCTTGTGGAATAGTAATTTTCTTTTAGATTTAACATCTTTTTATAGAACAGGAATATTCAGAAATACAACCGCTAACGCATATCAGTTTGCGTATCCTTATTATCAAAATCAATTTAGTTTTTATGGAGCTACAGATAGATTCACTACAGAGGTTAGACAAAAGGCTGTCGATGGGTTCTTTTACTACAGTTCTGGCGTAAGATATAGTTTTATTTATAACACAACAACAGGGAGAGTTTCTAATTCAACAGATACTAATAGATTAGATATTTCTGAACAAGATAATGCATTTTAAAAGAATAGAGTTTAGATAAAAAATAATCATGGCAACAATATCACAAGCGCAATTAGACATATACATATACACTGGTATAGCAGGGGAGAAACCTACTACACCTCAATATACATTGGTTAAAGATAAGTTATCATCTGAAGGTATAATTGTATTTGAAGTTGCTGAATTGGTTAAGGACTATGTAGATGTAAACTTTACAGGGGATTACCAAACCATAAGTCAAAACGCTTGGGTTGATTTTGTTATAACAAGGACTTTTGATAATTCTACTACAGACACAATAGAAAAAAGGTCTTTAGCTTTCCTTGGATATGGGGAATTTGAAGATGGCATAAACCCATCTCTAAGTAAAACATTTCTGGCATCAAACACCAATTTCTATGTGAAGCAAGGTGAAGAAGCGTATGTTCCTGTTTATGTATCAACAGATGGCGTTTATAAGGTAGAATACTTTCAGGGAAGCACTTCTCTTGTAAGTTATAGGATAGGGGGTTCTGTGAAAAAAATAACTACCGATACAATAGATATTAAAACAGATACTACTGATTTTAAAACAGATATAATCTCTGAAAGAACACCTGATTCGGTAGGATTCCAAAGGCAAACAGAAGTACCTCTAAATTCAGATAAAGTTACAGTAACAGCTCCAGATGGCACTACAGAAACAAGATTTATAAAGAATATAGAAGAATGTAAGTATACTCCACGAAAAGTGTCTTTTATGAATAAGTTTGGAGTAATACAAGACCTTTGGTTTTTTAAGCGTAGAGATGATTCATTCGAGGTAGAAAGGGAGGACTTTAAACGGTCTATTTTAGATATAGGGACATCATCCGTCTCTTATGATGTTTATAAGGGGTCTAGACAAGCTTTAGATATATCTGCTAAGGAGAGGTTATCTATGAATACTGGATTCATTACAGAAGACCACAATGAAGTTATAAAACAGCTAATGGTTACTGAACACTGTTGGATTCATCAAAACTCCACACTTACTCCACTAAAACCAATAACCACCTCATTCCAAGAGAAAAAAGAAGTAAATGAGAAGCTTATAAATTTTACTGTAGAATTTGAAGTTGCTAATAACTATATCCAAGACATTCGATGATAGATATTCAGTTATATATTGACCAAAATGAATTTGATAGTGCCACCAGAAGTTACAGTAAGGTTGACTTATTTAAAGGTGAATCCATAACTTTGATATCCTCTATACAAAATATAAAAGATTTCTCTAAGATATTTTCTGATTACTCGAGGACATTTAAAATTCCTGCTAACGACACTAATAATAAATTATTCAAACACTTTTATAACCCAGATGTTGTTGGATTTAATGGTGCTACTAAAAAACTAGCTAAGATATACATGAATTATATGCCTTTTAGAGAGGGATATATATATCTTAAATCTACAGAGATGAAGAATAATAAAGCATCAAGCTACACTATCATTTTCTATGGGGGGCTGATTAAACTAAGGGAGGCTATGAAAGAAGAAAAGCTAACTGCTTTAGTGGCTAGTTTAGATTCTACCATACAAAACTTTGTCTATGATGAAGCGACTGTAAAAACGGGTTTTACAACTGGACTCCACAGCAACGCTATAATATATCCCCTTATAACATCTGAAAAAAGACTGTATTATGATTCCGCCTCAACATCCCCTAATTATGATGGCAACCTGTATTCAGGAACCACAGATACAGATAGAGGACTTCGTTATACTGATTTGAAACCTGCTATTAAAGTTACTAAGGTCTTAGAAGCTATAGAATCTAAATATGGAATATCTTTCACAGGATTCTTTGATACAACTCCACTAACCAATCTTTACTTGTGGTTATCGAGAGAGGGTGGTGAAATAATAAATTACAACCCTACAGACGGAATCCCCAATAAAAAAACTATAGATGAGCTTACAACAACAAGCCCTGTAGATAGTGAGTTGACCATCGTTAATGATACATGGACAATTACACAGGAAGCAGGTAGTCTAGTTTCTTTCGCAGGAACAAGATTTGAAAGTGAACTCAGTATAACGATAACCGCAGGTAATTATGATAAGGTTTTTTTGAGGTGTATTGACACTAGAACTGGTGATGTTGTATCTGAGAAATCATTCTCTGGAGGTAACGAGACTATATCAATGATATCAACACCAAACTTTCAATATTTACAACCTAAAATTGGAGAAGCAAGAACCTATACTTTGAAGTGGGAAGTGGAAGCTTTCGGTTCAAACATAGCATTTTCTTCTAATCTAACGTTAAGGAAAAAAATATTTAACGAGACAGTGAAAAGCCAACTATACAATGCTTTTAGCAACTCCGCATTTACATCGTCAACCGCTAATTCACAAGGATTGGAGAATCACTTTCCAGACATGAAAGTTGTTGATTTCTTATCTGGATTGTTTAAGATGTTTAATCTTACCGCCTACGTTAAAGAACCTCTAGCTTCAATACCAGTGATAGAAGTACAGACTTTGGATGACTACTATGCTGATGCTGTGAATAATCAATCTAAAGGCACTATCGATATAGTAGATTTTGTGGATATTGAGTCCCATGAAATCGAGGTAGCAAGACCCTTCTCATCTGTTTCTTTTGAGTATGAGAAAACTGACACCATCTTAATGACTGCTCACGAAGCTACCCATAATAAGGTTTTCGGAAATACGATTTATAACACGCCCAAAGATTATGACGATTTAGGGGTTGAATATAAGGTTGAATTACCCTTCTCTCATCTAAAATATGAAAGACTATTTGATATAGGGGAGACTGCAACTTCTGAAAACTCAAATCTTACTTATATTCAATGGGGATATTCAGCAGGGGGTGAGTTTACCCATGAAGATGCTACAACTGAAAAAAATGTCCCAACAGGTAATTATAGACCAAAAGACATAAAACCATTGCTATTTTACGGTATAAATCAAACTATAACAGGGGGTAAGAATATAAACTGGATTTCGGGAACAGAGGACGCTCTAACAACCTATTGGAGACCCTCTAATTCAAATGAGGAGGGAACGCCACCGACACCTCCTGCTAATAGTTTAAACTTTGATACTGAGTTTGACGAATGGCAACTTAAGGATTCTCTAGAGTCTGATTCAGACTTGATAGTGCCAGATAACTCATTATTTGGCAAATACTACATAAACTATATCTCAGGAGCTTATAACGAAAATAAAAGGATGTTTAAGTATAAATGTTTTCTTCCTGCTAAAATACTAACGAGATATAAATTAAACGACCAGATTAAGATACAAGATAGGGTCTTCCATATTAATTCTATAAAGACAAACCTTAACACTGGAGCAACAGAGCTTGAATTACTGAATTTAATTCCTGAATTAGATACGATAATATGATAAAGAATATTATAGACTTATTGAATTTAGATGATTGGTACGGAGTATCGGAGAATGTAGATATAGCTAAAGGTAAATATAGGGCTGTTAGAAACTGGGATGAAGCTAAAAAACAACTAAAAAGACAATACTATGGCAAGTAAGAAGATAATGGTGGATATCATGGTGGTAGATAAAAACGCCACCAAAACCATAAACAAAACCACTAAAGCTGTAGATGGGTTAGCAAAATCCACAGAACAATTACAGGGAAGAACTTCAAAGAATAAGGCTGAGACTGGACTGAATAACGCCCTCTTAATGGAGACTGGGAGATTAGCCTCTGATGCCTCTTTTGGGTTTCAGGGTATGGCTAATAACTTAGGTCAAGTAGTTAGTTTACTACAGATATCTTCTAAAAATTCAGGGGGATTCGTTAATGCTCTGAGGGATTTAGGTAGAAGCCTTGTGGGTGTTGGTGGTATTATGGTTGGTATCCAATTATTAATATCTTTCTTGCCTCAAATATCAAGGTTACTAAAAAAATCAAAAGAGGAAGCATCTGAATTTGCAGGTGCTTTTGATGATTTAAGCGAATCTGTTGGTAATACAGCAGGTGATTTTGAAATATACATAAAGACTTTACAATCATCTACAAAGAGTTCTGAGGAAAAAGCGGATGCTATATTTAATCTAAACAAGGAATTTCCTGATTATATTGTAAATTTAGATAATGCGGGAATATCTCTGGATGACGTAGCAAATAAAACTGATGATGCAGTAACAGCCACCAACAACTATAGACAAAGTATATTGGATTTAGCAGTAGCTCAAGCAGCACAAGATAAAATTAGAGAGATTCAATCTGAGAGGATAGAGATTCTTCAGAAAAGGGATGAAAAGGCAAGAGAATTAGGCTTTGAAAACGCTACTGAGGCACTTAGGGAATTTGAAAAACTAGAGAAAGACAGAGCTGATGGTATTATAGCTCTAACAAGTACAGTAAATTCTACATTGAATGAAGAAGTGATAAATCCATCTAAAGCTATATTTGAGTTTGGACAGGCAAGACTCACACAAATAGAAGAACAAACCAATGCTTTGCTTAAATTTGTAGATATTCAGAGGCAAGAAACAAAAGAACGCAAAAAATCATTGAAGGTTGCTGAGGAAAAAAGGGAGTATGATATGCTCGAAATAGATAATTTTGATGCACAAATACGCTCTATAAGAGAATTAGGTAAGATAAGGGAATTCTTCTTTAATAGGAATTTAGATTTTATAGTAGATGAAAGCACCCACAGACTTTCCGCTATAGAATTAGAAGAAGATATCGCCTTAGCCTCCATAAACGCCCTTGGTTTAGAGGAGAAAATAACTCAACAAGCAAGAACAGAGGTAGCCGCATTTTTTTCTAAAGAAAGAACTAGAGCTGAGAAGGAGGCTCTTTTTGAATTAGGAGATGCTATTGTACAAGCGGCAGGAGAATCCTCAACTGTAGGTAAGGCAGTGGCATTAACTATGGCAACTATCAATACATATCAGGGGATTACTAAAGCTTTAGCTGAGATTTCACCTCCGTTTAGTTATGTGGTGGCGGCTACAACAGCATTAAAGGGTTTTGCGGCAGTTAAAAACATACTTGCAGCTAAAGTACCGTACGGAAGTGATTCCTCATCTTCAGGAACATCTTCAAGTGGAGTAGGGGTTCAAGCCCCTAACTTCAATGTCGTGGGAGCATCTGAAACATCTCAATTAGGCATGGCTTTAGCTAAAACGCAAGGAGACCAAAAGGTTGAGTTAGTATGGGATGATTTAAATGGATTTAATGAAACAGAAAGAACAACAGTAGACATTGCATCATTTTAAAATAATATATTATGAGAATTATAGAATTACTAATTGACGAAGATGCCCTATTATCAGGGATAGAAGCCATATCTATTGTAGATAAACCTGCAATAGAGGAAAACTTCATCGCTTTAAAGGAACAAACTAAAGTGAATCTCACTGAGGTAGACAAGGAAAAGCGTATTCTGATGGGGGCAGCATTAGTCCCTAATAAGAACATCTACCGTACAGATGGGGAAGATGAGTATTATATCTATTTCTCTGACGATACTGTCAGAAAAGCAAGTGAACTTTTTCTAATGAGAGGTAATCAAAACAAATCTACATTGGAACATGAAGCTGAACTCAATGGGCTTAGTGTAGTAGAGAGTTGGATTATAGAAGATGATGTTCATGATAAAAGCAGAAAGTATGGACTGGATATGCCAGTTGGGACTTGGATGGTTTCTATGAAGGTAAATAATGACGAAGTGTGGGAGAACTACGTTAAAACAGGATTAGTAAAAGGATTCTCTATAGAGGGTTATTTCACCGATAAACTTGAGATGTCCAAAATAGAAAACCACATAAACGAGAATGAAGCTACAGAGATTCTTTTTGAGATACAAGACTTCCTTGACTCAAAGAAGTACGAACTAAAAACATTTAACGATTACCCTGAGTCTGTGTCAAACAACGCTAAGAAGGTGTTAAAATACGTTGATGAAAATGGTTGGGGTTCTTGTGGAACTGCTGTAGGAAAACGCAGAGCCTCCCAATTAGCCTCTAGAAGCAATTTAACGGTGTCTACGATAAAAAGGATGTATTCCTTCCTGTCTCGCCATAAAAGCGATTTAGAGGCTTCTAAGAGCTATTCTGATGGGTGTGGTAAGTTAATGTACGATGCTTGGGGGGGTTTATCGGCACTTTCTTGGAGTAAAAGCAAGTTAAAAGGACTCGGTGAGATAAAGGAAACTATGGCTTCTGCGGTTATAGACGATGACTACGCCATTATAAATGATAGGTTGGCGTTCTCTACTAAAGAAATGGCAGAAAAAGCTGCTAAAGACTTGGGATGCGAAGGGCATCACGAGCATGAACTTGATGGTAAAACATGGTATATGCCATGTAAGCAACATACACTTGCTGAAGTTGACAGTAAGGGTAATGTGAAGAAAAGTCCCAAAGCTCCGAAGTCTGGAACTCCGAATAAGAATCCTAAAGGTAAAGGAACTGCAAAAGGGGATGCTTCTGGAAAGACAGGAGCCAAGGTCTCTGCTAAAGACAGAGCATCACTTAAAAAGAAATCTGATGAATTCAATAAGAAATATAAAAGTAAATTGGGTTACGGTGTTACTACTGGTGTCCTTGCCTCTGTTTTTCAGCGTGGTCTTGGAGCTTTTAACACATCTCATAGTCCTAAAGTTAGGTCAGCTTCTCAGTGGGCTTTTGCAAGGGTTAATGCCTATCTATACTTAATAAAGAACGGTAGACCTCAGAATCCAAAGTACACTACGGATTACGATTTGCTACCTAAGAAACACCCAAAATCAAGGAAGGCATGATTAGAAAAAGAAGAAAATTTACCCACAGCAGAACATCACCTAAAAACGATAAGAGGGGATGTCTATGTCCAGATGGAAAAACGTATTCAACAGAATGCTGTGATGGGAGTTTACAAGCTCAGGGAATAGGGAATATAACAATGACCCATACCACATACTACTATAAGTTACAGAAATGCAGCCATAGCTCCCATAAAGAAATTTACATAATAGATACCCAATTGACCATAGGTAATGTTTATTACTTCAATTTCAGTAATACAATTCATAGCGGTTGTTACACAGTAACCCATGTAAAAACATCTGCTGAACATAAAGTTAATTCAGTGGTATCATATAGCGATTGTGCTGCTTGTATATCTGGTAATTAAACGAAAATCTAACACTATTCAATAATACAGTTATTTTATTATAAATTTAAAAAGATGGAGAGTACAAAAGCAACAACAATTTTGAATGACATTCTTCAAAAGTTGTCTTTGCTTACTAAAGAAGATGAACTTGCTCAGGGCATTCTTGAAGAAGAAGTCCAAGAGGAGGTTGTAGCTGCTGAAAGTGAGGAAGCTGCTGTTGAGGAAGTAAAAGAAGAACTGAACGAAGAGCCTTTAGAGGAAGAAGTTCCAGTTGAAGAAGAAACTACAGATTTGATGGAAGGATACGTTAAAGAGGAGGATTTCAAAGAAACTATCTCTGCCATGAAAGCTGAATTAGATGCCCTTAAAGAAGCTGTTAAGGGTAAGATGCAGGAATACAAGAGTCAGAAAGAAGAACTGTCTAAAGAGATAGAGAAGTTATCTGCTGAACCTGCTGCTGAGCCAATCAAACATAGCCCAGAAAGTGAGGCTAAGAAATTAGAATTTACTGCTCCCAAAGGTAGAGTAAGTACAATAGACAGAGTATTTCAAAGAATTAACAACTAATAATTAAATATAAAATGGCAACTACAACTTCAATTACTACTACTTATGCAGGTGAGTTCGCAGGTAAATATATTTCTGCTGCCCTTCTAAGTGGTAACACATTAGCTAATGAGCTAATTACCGTAAAACCTAATGTCAAGTTCAAAGAGGTAATGAAAAAAGTAGGCACGGATGCTATCGTAAAAAATGCGACTTGCGACTTTGATGCTACTTCTACTTTGACTTTAACTGAAAGAGTCCTTCAACCAGAGGAATTTCAAGTAAACCTACAATTGTGTAAGAAAGACTTTGTATCTGATTGGGAAGCTATCTCAATGGGATATTCAGCTCATTCTAACCTTCCTTCTAACTTCTCTGACTTTTTGTTGGGTCATGTAGCTGATAAAGTAGCTCAGAAAATCGAGCAAAATATCTGGAATGGTACTAACGCAACTGCAGGTGAATTTGATGGGTTCCTTACTACTTTAGGAGCTGATGGAGATGTAAACGATGTTACTACATCTGAAACCTCTATTACTGCTACTAACGTAATTCAAGAGCTTGGTGCTACTGCTGATTTGATTCCATCGGCTGTATATGGAAAAGAAGACTTAACTATTTATGTTGCTTCTAACGTATACAGAGCTTATGTAAGAGCTTTGGGAGGATTTGCTTCTAACATTGGTGCTGCAGGTACAGATGCTAAAGGTACTCAGTGGTTCAACGGAGGTGCTTTAACATTTGATGGTATCAACGTAGAGTTGGCGCAAGGATTAGCAAGTAACAAAATGGTTGCTGCTGAGAAGTCTAACTTGTTCTTTGGAACTGGACTTCTATCTGACATCAATGAGGTGAAAGTTATCGATATGGCTGACCTTGATGGTTCTCAGAACGTAAGAGTCGTTCTTAGATTTACCGCAGGTATACAACACGCTATAGGTGGTGATATCGTACTTTACTCTATCTAATAGATAATTAACTAGGAAACAGGGGTGGGTGAGCCAAGTGCCTACCTACCCTTTTTTCATTAAAACAATATAAGAAATGGCTTGTGATTTAACTGGTGGGAGAGCTAAACCCTGTAAGGATGCTGTAGGAGGTATAAAAAAGATTCACTTTGTGGACTTCGGAGATTTAGGAGCTGTAACTGTTGGCTCTAGCGACGAAGTTACTGATATGGGTGGTACTTTTACTTACTATACATACGATGTCAAGGGTAATTCTTCCTTAGAAACGAACATCACCACTTCATTGGAGAATGGAACTACATTCTTTGAGCAAGTAGTGAATTTAACACTCCATAAACTAACCAAAGAAGATAACAAAGAACTTAAATTGATGGCTTTTGGCAGACCCAATGTGCTTGTTGAAACTTTCGATGGAAGCGTTATTCTTGTTGGTAGAGAACATGGAGCTGAGGTAACTGGTGGTACTATGGTAACTGGTACTGCAATGGGAGACCTTCAAGGGTACACCTTGACCTTAACTGCAAACGAGGTTACTATGCCTAACTTCGTAACTGGTGCTACAGCTGCTGACCCATTCGCAGGAATGAGTAGTGCTACAGCTACCCCAGGAACACAAAGAACACCGTAAGAACACTTACATATGGTGTCAATAAGAGAGGGCTTTATGCCCTCTTTTTTATTATATAAAACAAAAATGCAGTTTTACGTTACTTTAGTATGGAGATTCTAACAACTTCGACATCAAATCAATCACTTACGATTGTACCGAGAATAGATGCCAGTTCACCAACTTTATCCCTAACAGATAAATCTACAAGAACTACATCTGCAGTAACCGTCTCAAAGACCTCACAAGGCGATTACATGGTGCTTACAGGCACTTTCTCCCTTAAAGAGGGTAATCAGTATACCTACAGGGTAAAAGATGGCTCTACGGAGATATATAGAGGTTTAATATTCTGCACTGACCAAACTGGTTTAGATAAGTATTTTGTCAACAGTGGAGAGTATGTAGAAGAAAGTAGTTATGATAACGATTTCGTAATTATATAATGGGTAAGAACAAAGCAATAAAGATGGCAAGAAATAAAGCCAATGTCGATTCGATAGTAAAAAAGGTAGAACAATCTATTCATGTTATTGGATTATCGTCCTATAGTAGACCAGAGGTAAGTGAAACTGGAAAGAACGAGTGGGTTGATTATGGAGACGAAAATGACTACTTTGAATATCTTATAGATAGATATAATGGTTCACCAACTAATAACGCTTCAATAAACGGAATATCAGAGATGATATATGGTAAAGGGTTGGATGCTACTGATAGTGAAGCGAACCCTACTGAGTATGCTGAAATGAAACAGCTATTCAAGAAGGACTGCATGAAAAAGGTTTGCTATGATTATAAGATGATGGGTCAAGCCGCAATTCAAGTAATCTACAGTAAAGACAGAAGTAAAGTTGTTCAAGTAGAACATATGCCAATCGAAACGTTAAGAGCTGAAAAGGCTTCTAATAACGGTGAGATTAAAGGTTATTATTATTCTTCCGATTGGTCAAATATAAAACCAAGCGACAAGCCAAAGAGAATTCCTGCTTTTGGTACTTCAAAACAAGGCATAGAAATTCTATACATCAGACCCTACAGAGCAGGTTTTTACTACTACTCTCCTGTAGATTATCAAGGAGGGCTACAGTATGCGGAACTTGAAGAAGAAATAGCAAACTACCATATAAACAACATTCAGAATGGTCTTGCACCATCGATGCTTATCAACTTCAATAACGGTGTCCCAGATAAGGAGCAGAGAGATGAAATAGAAAGAGCTATATACAATAAATTTAGCGGCAGTTCAAACGCAGGTAAGTTCATCTTAGCCTTTAACGACAGTAAAGAATTAGCTGCTACTATAGAACCTGTACAACTTACAGATGCCCATCAACAATACCAGTTCTTATCTGATGAGTCTATGAAAAAGGTTATGGTATCCCATAGAATTGTATCCCCGATGCTTGTAGGAATTAAAGATAACTCTGGGCTTGGTAATAATGCAGAAGAACTACAGACAGCTTCAATCCTAATGGACAACACTGTCATTAGACCAATGCAAGTTACTATTATAGATGAATTAGAGAGAATATTAGAGTATAACAATATCGACTTAGACATCTACTTTAAGACACTACAACCTCTTGAGTTTACAGATTTAACCAATGCGGTTACTGATTCTGAGATAGAGAAAGAAACTGGCGTTAAGAAGGATAGCAAACAAGACGAAGTTGAACCACAAACTATAGAGGAATAATGGCAACGGCTTTATTTATAAAACGTCAGGACTTAGTAAAGAATACATCTCTAAGTGGGAATGTAGACACTGACAAATTCATACAGTTTATCAAACTTGCTCAAGAAATTCATGTAAGGAATTATCTTGGTACAGACTTGTATGACAAGATAAGCAGCGATATTATTGCGGATACTTTGACAGGGGATTATTTAAGTTTAGTAAATGACTACATTCAGCCGATGTTAATCCATTTTGCAATGAGCGAATATTTACCTTTTGCAGCCTACACAGTTGCCAATGGAGGAGTATACAAGCATACAAGCGAGAACAGTCAGTTGGCTGAGAAGACAGAAATAGATTTACTGATTGCCAAGGAGAGGGATTATGCCGAATACTACACTAATAGATTTATTGAGTATATGAGCTTCAATGCACAATCTAAGTTTCCTGAGTATTACAGTAACAATAACGATGATGTTTACCCAGATAAAGATGTACTTTTTAACGGATGGCAACTATAGAAATGGCATATAAGAAAAAAAAAAAGAAAACAAAAGAAGGATATAAGCCTAAAAAAGAAAACGAAATAAAATTAACCAGTTACCTTATAAAAGAAAAGGAATGAGTTTTGGTTTAATATATGAGATTTCTTGGTTTGGAGAGGTAAATGCTACAAACGGATGGGGTGATGGCTACCCTTTTGATGCTGATGGTAGTCATTTAACAGTAGACACAATAAGAATAACAGTAGATACAACACGATATACGGCAGATGCAACACAATATTAATGTATAAGAAATGGCAAAGCAAATAATCAATATAGGCACCGACTCAAATGATGGAGCAGGAGATGCTTTAAGAGATGCCTTTGTAAAGGTTAATACTAACTTTACAGAACTTTATGATAACGATGCGGCTGACACTTTAGATGCAGTAACAACATTAGGTAATACTACTACCAACTCTATTACAGTAGGAGGTCTTATAGTAGATACTGATACTCTCTATGTAGATTCTACAAACAATCGAGTGGGCATAGGGACTACTAGTCCTCAAAGTATTTTAGATATACGAAGCGATACAACTTTAGATATTAGATTAGGAAATTCACTAGGTGTTAATGGTTATAAATTAAAATCTAATGTTAGTTCAACTGCTGATTTTGGTTTTGTTATTGAGGATTTTTCAGGTACAGACCTATATAACGTTAAGACAGGTGTAGGTGGTTATCATAGGTTTTTAATAGATGGCTCTGAAGCAATGCGCATAAACTCTTCAGGAAGAGTGGGGATAGGGACTGATAGTCCTGATGCTAAGTTGGATGTAGAGGATTCTCAAGCAAACAGCACAATTGCAAGATTTAGGGATAATTCGGGTACGGCTCAGCAAACCTTAAGCATTTCTTCCATTGCAACAGGTATGCAAATTAGAAGTGCATATAACACAGGTATTTCTAACCAATTAGATATACAAACATCAGGGGGTAATTCATTTTTAACATTATCACCGAATTCTACCGAAGCGGTGCGCATAGACTCTTTAGGACGAGTGGGCATAGGGACTACTAGTCCTAGTTCTAATTTATCTGTACAATCTACAGGAACAGCATCTGGAACAGTAGCTGTATTTGGTAATGGTAATATTTCAGATGGGTTACAAATCATAACAAGCGATGGTAATTTAGAATGGGGCTTTAATGCTTTAAATTCGAGGAGTTTAGTATTCCAAACTAACCAAACCGAACGCCTACGCATCGATTCTAGTGGCAACGTAGGAATAGGGACTTCAAGCCCAGCTTCTAAATTATCTGTAAATGGAGGCACAATTCGTGTACAAAACAATAACCCCGCAGATGTAACTTTTTACGAAGAAGATAAAATAAATTCTTACGCAACATCTGGATACACAGTTAACGGTAGAGAAGGATTAACTCTAGAAACTACAACAGCAAACACAGATATAATTTTAAGTCCGACTGGCAAGGTAGAGGTTGGAGATGGTTTGTTGTCTTTCGGTAAAACTGTTTATGGGCCGCCTAGCTCAGAAGATTTTTTTAGAATAAAATTTAAAGATTTTGGCGGGACACAAAATGATGTTGGTATTGGTCAACCCGACGAATGGTCTTTAGGCTTCAATACTAACCCAAACGGAGTTATCACTTTTAATAAGGGGACTTCTGGAGAAACAATGCGCATAGACTCCTCAGGACGGGTGGGTATAGGGACTACAAGTCCTAGTGCTAATGCACTGCTTGATGTTTCTAGCTCAACAAAGGGTGTTTTGCTACCTAGAATGACTACTACTGAGGTTAATGCTATATCATCACCAGAGAACGGACTTACAGTATATAACACTACTTTAAACACTCTATGCTTTTACAACGGAACAAGTTGGCAAAAAGTTACAAGTGCAAATATGTAATAAATACTAATCAATAAATATATAAATAATGACTTACACTTGGAATAACAAAACAGTAGACACTTACCCTTCACTAGAGGGGAATAGCGATGTAATCTTCAACGTACATTGGAGACTTACAGGAACAGATGACAGCGATAACATTGGTAGCGTTTACGGAACGCAATCATTAGAAACTTCTGACCTTTCAGACTTTACAGCCTTTGAAGATATTACAGAGGAGGATATTAATGGATGGGTAGAAGAAGCACTAGGAGAAGAAAAAGTAGATGAATTAAAAGCTAACATAGACGCTCAAATTGAGGAAAAAGTAAACCCTACAGTAGTTACAAAGACTATTGGAGAATAAATAATTGTTTAACATAAATAAAATTAAGATGGCAAAAAAAGAAAAGACAGCTATTACAATTGATGACAAAGAGTATTTCTACGAAGATTTGACACAGGAGCAACAAACTATTGTGAACCACATTTCAGACTTGCAACGTAAGATACAGTCAAGTGAATTTAATCTTCAACAATTAAGTTTTGGCAAAGATGCTTTTGTTGAGGCTTTAAAGAAAGCTTTAGAGGATATAACAGAGCAAAAACAGTAATTACGAAGACTATTAGAGAGCAAGTAATTGTTTAAAACGAGAGATACAATAGATAAAATTAAATTTTAAATGGCACAACAAAACATAACAATAGGAACAGCGAATCAAGGGAACGGAGATACCATGTTTGATGCGTTCACTAAAGTAGAAGCTAACTTCACAGAATTATACTCCGATGATGCAGGAGATGTTGGTAGTATAACCGCCACTGCTCCTATATCAAGAGACCAAGCAACAGGTGCAGTAACTATTTCTTTAAATGATAACGGTGTAACTCATGCGAAACTTGAAAATAGATATACTGCTGTAGTAACTAAAACTGATACTTCTGGCACTGGAGGAAGTGCTATTGATATCGGATGGGATGATGGTGCTGTATTCAATTTCTCAAGTTCACTAACTGGCGATATAGAACTTAAATTTGATGCATACAAAGTAGGTCAAGTTATAGATATATACGGTCTTACTGGTAGCCACACCGTAACCTTAAATTCAACCGCTTCAGGTGCTGAGGTGTTTAATAAGGTCGGTGGAGTAGATTATGATGGCAGTTCATCAAACCTAATTCAAGTAGTGTGTGTGGATGATTCAGCTTCTACACCAGTTTTTAATTACGCAATAGCAACTTATACATCAGCACAACCATAAGAACATGAAAGCAAGAACAGATAACGGACAAATACAAGTATACAAAAGTTTACCTTCTGAATTTACTAAGGAAGATGGTAGTGTAATATTGAACTTTAGAAACGCTAATGACGAAACATTAAAGTCGGCAGGATTTTATGATGTTGTAAAACCAAGTTTTGACAAGCAAACCCAAACCAAAGGAGGTTTATATTTTGATGCAGACAATGAGATAGTAACCTATGATGTTACTGATATTGATTTTAATAAGGAGATAGATATTATAGGAGAAGATGGAGAGCCAACAGGCGAAAAAGAAAAAAGGTATAAGATAGCCGACATCAAAGCGAGTAAGATTGCAGAGATAAAATCTAAAGCAGGTAGTTTGTTACAACCCACCGATTGGCAAATTATAAGAAAAGCAGAGAGGGACATTGCTATTAGTTCGGATGTTGCAACAGAGAGAGCAGGAATACTTACAGAAGCCGATAGGTTAGAAGCTGAGGTAACCGCTAAGAAGTCTTACAAGACTGTATTGCAATACAACGTACAATTTTTCCCTCCATCTGAAAAAGAATAAATATGGCTTTAGGCAAAAGATTAATTAATACAGGTGCGGCTGCTGCTGCAGGTTGTAATACTGAAACTACTGATATTTTTGGCGATTCAAGTGGTGTAGCATTATATTCTTTGGATTATGATGCAAATACTGCTCCTGATGGTACTGACTATTCAGGCACACCATCCAACGTTGACTTCGGAGTGGGCGGAAACATAAACTATGGTGCAAGGTTTAATGGGAGTAGTAGTGGTGTTTCAATTGCTGCTACTGCAACAACACCTATTGATTATGCTTCAAGAGTTTATAGTATAGCTTTTTGGATAAACTTACCTGCTATAGGAAGTAGTGAGCAAGTTATTACAAAATATGGTACTAGTGATTCAAACAGAGCTATAAGCATTATTATACATACTGATGGAACTATAAGATTTTTGGAAAGAACATCTGTTTCAGAAAGCAGATATTCTCATACAGCGTTAACTGCAAACACTTGGCATCACGTTGTTGTTGCAAGGTCAACGACTGGTATTGCTTTTTATATAGATGGAGAACAAAAACATTCAGATGACGCTTTCTCCTTTAATTTTACACCTAATAATGGTGGCACAGAACCAATTAGGTTTGGTCGTAATAATTCAAACACACCGACTTATGGAGAATTTGACCTTGACCAAGTAAGGTTTTTTACTTCAACACTAACAGAGGCAAATGCCGCCACTCTATTTGCAGAAACCGCTTGTGTATATACTGCAACTACAACTGATAATGATTACCCTACAACAAACCTTGCTTACTACAAATTAGACAATTCAGCAGAGGATGAAAAAGGTAGTTACGATGGTACTGAAACAGATATTGAGTACAGGTTTGGA